TTGTTAAATGTTGATATTATAGGATATATAACATATGTTATATTATTTGTTTAAAAAAAATAAAGACCAGGAAAAAAATGTTCCTGGTCTAATAAAATACTTTTACTCAATAAGTCTACAATAATGTTAAGATAATAAAAAAATTTTTAAAAACGTCATTAGGTGTATTTTTTAAATTATGAGTTTTTTACTTCCCGTTTTTCACATTCTCTGCTACTTTACTGGAAGGTGTAGACATACATCATCGTAATTCTTTCTGTTTATATCCTCTCGGCAATCGTTTTCTTTTGAGATTCTTTTGTTTTATTTTCTCAAGATACTCTTTTGCCTTGTCTTTCATTGCACAAACCTCTTGTAGATTCTTTTAGTTTTATCAGATATGTCATGCTTGTTTCTTTTTTGATTTAACCGCACTTGTCTTTCAAGTAACTCATCGGTTAAACCTTCTTTTTCTATTTTTTCCTTAATTTTCTTTTGTTCACGATTTATAAAGTGTTCTCTAATGTGATTTAAAAATTTCATCATTATTCCCCCAATCATTCTTTTGTAACAATACAAATTCCATCTTGACTTATTTGTGAAATATAATGTGCCTCAAGAGCAAATGATCTATCTTGAAGATGCCCATAATATCCGTACCCATCACGACTACCTAAACTATTTAATGCTCTCACATATTTTGTAACTGTATTAATTCTATCTAATACTTCATAATGTCCAAATATATCTCCATAAGAACATTCTCCTTGGCATTGATAACCGATGTGAGTCAGCATTGCTATGTTTGGTTGGCAGATTAATTCACCAAATTTTTTAAATCTTTCTTCATTTGTGCTTCCTAGACTTTTGAATGAAACCCATTTTGCAGTTAATTTCACATTATGTTCTTTAGCTGCTTTTGCTATAGCAGTAAGTAAACCTTGATGGTCAGTTCCATCAGACCCAGTTCCAGCCCATCCTGCTAATGTTGATTCAGGAATATCTATTCCGAATTTTTTAAGTAATTGTCTAACTGAATGAGGTCCACAATTATAAGGATTTATCTGACCGAGATATCCGCTTCCTTGGTTTAGGAAGTGTGGTTGACTCACATATGGTGATTTACATTGTTTTTTGAACCAGTTTGTGTTTATTCCAACTGCTTTTGGTAACTCTCCAGTTTTAAAGTAGTAAATTACACAATAAGCGAGCATATAACAATAACATTCTGGTGAAATATCTATATTCCCCCATACTGCACAAGATGGCATTTTATGATTTTTCTGCACATACTGGATTAATTGTTTGCTCCAATTTACAATAAAGTTTATTGGAATATTCTTTTTAAATTTATCTCCGCTAGGAGTTTTGCTTTTACTGAATTTAATTGATTTAATATTCTTTTTTGGATTTACAATACTACAAGCAAAATAATAAGCCCATTTATAACTATGGGCTAATTCATTTTCTTCTTTAACAGATTTTAATTGTTTTTTAGCTATTTTAACAATTTCCTCATAAGAAACCATAAACTTTCACCTCTTTTGTTTAAATAAATAATTTTCAGTATACTCATTTACAATACATCTATTTCGTGATAGATAGTTGCATTTCTCAATGTCACCATTGTGTACTTTGCGAAAGCAACAACCATCACAATGATTTTCTTCTGTCATCTCATATTTTACCTTTATTTTGTTATTACAACATATTCATCAAAATTATTATTCAAAAATAAAACTACTCCCAAATTACCCACGCCGAGATTATTGCTGATTGTTTCAGCATATTTTAAAACTCCATTCGTGGTTTCTATATCTACGTGTGAGTTATCAGGGTAGATTTTCGTGATGTATCCTTTTAGTAATGCGGGTTTTTGGTTGATTATTGTTTCTACAATGGGTGTTATTTGTTCGTCTAGTCTGGATTCTTTTTTCATAGTTGGAATTTCCTCCTTTTATTGTTTTTTTTGTACCGTATATTTCTTGGGACAAGGTACGGGTGATATTTATATAAAAGCTGAATGTATGATTCTATCAGAAACATACAGTATAGAAGATTGTTATAAAATTGGATTTAAAAATACTACTTTCTCAACACATCCCGCTTCTCAAAGTGGAGTTAATATTACTGATAAAACAGATGAAATCGTTACTTTTTATGGGAGCGGTAGCTGGGCATCTATATCTCAAACAATACTAAACTCTTCTAATGATTGGGAATTCAGTTTCACAGTATTAGGAAATCAAGTAACTGGTGGTGGAGTTTCATTTGGTATTCAATTAGATAATGAAGTTTCATCAGTTGATAGGAATACTCTAAGATTTGAAACAAGAGACTATTATGGTAGAAAAGTAATAAATCTGTTCATTGGCAGTTCAGAGTATGGACATGGAGATATGACTTCAAATCCACAATCATATGATGTCAAATTTGTCAAAGAAGGTACAACTGTGAAAGGATATGTTGATGATGTATTAATAACAACTGTAAACAATTTAGCATGGTTAAATGACCCAATGCATATACTAATGAGAACCTGGGGAAGTAATACTACATTTTATCAAACAATTAGTAATTTCAAAATTAAAAAATTATAATGGTTTGATTTTAATATCTTTGATTGTAATATTACTGTTTGTTTCAATTGTTAATAATTTAGACGGAGTAATGTTGCCAGTATTATCAGTTAATGTTTCATTATTAAATTTACATGAATATATACCATTTGAATAAGTACATTCTATGTAATTATCAGCATTTAATTCAGAGATTGAATTAAAAGGATTTTGAACATAACTTCCATTGTATCGTTTTAATAAACTCATTTGTCCATTGCTTCCAGTTTGACCTATGAACATTTTGTTATTTGCATCTGTTCCAATATGGACACTTGCCGTTGCACTACTCCTTGAAGCTGGAACAATGATTGCAGAAACTTTAAAAGCAGATGGTAAATCCACATTATAATTTGTTGTAGTGCTAACAGAATTGACATAGAAGATACAGTCTTCAATATTGTATGTTTGAGTTAGAATTATACGTCAAACAAGATAACATACGATTCTTGGGAAAACATACAGGACAGTTATATATAAAAAGTTCTGTAAGTGATCTATCTGACATTGTGAATTTGATTGATGCATGTTATTATAATCCTAATACTATGACTTCATCAACTACATTATCTATCTCAGATATTCCAACAAATTTCAAAGTAACGTTTAAAGCAAAATCAACAAAGACATCATATCTTGCAATTGGTGAAAATTCAAATAATTTGTTCTTGTTTGGAATAACTGGTGCAAATGGAACTGCAACTGGAATATATGTTAGGGAAAACGGTTCATATACAGATGTTAGTCAAGATAGTGTATTGTCTCCAAATATTGAATATGAATTTGAATACACTTACATTGATGGGGTACAAACATTGAAAGTGGACAATCATACATTCACAGTAAATAACAGTAACATAACTAGTAGAAATTATGTCTATTATGATAGTAATGGTGGAACATTATCAGAATTACTAATAATTCCATTATAATGGTTTAATTTTCATATCTGAAACTGATACTGTCTTTGAATTTGTATAACTATGTAACATTAAATGTAGTGGATTAAATGGAACATTTGCATCTACTCGTAAAGTATCGTTTGCATATAATTTAAAATTACCATTATTATACACAAATCGAACTTTCATATCTGTATTTGCAGTATAAGTTCCATTTCTATCACATCCAATTACATCACCATTACTTGCAATGATAACGGCTTCTATTGTAGTATATGCTCCAATTCTAACCATACTGTTACTTGAATTATCATTATCTACTTTTAAACCAACACTAAATCGATTATTAACAGTTGATTTAAGATTTCCTTCAATTTCATAAGAATTACAATCGGTTGGAAGTTCAAAAATTTTATATTTTGAATCTGTTGAATCAAAAGTATGTGAAGCAGATAAGTTTGCTTCATAACAATCTTCAATATGGTATGTTTGTGATAATGACTTGCAATTTGCTTGAATATATAAATCACCTGCATGTTTTCCCAAGTAAGATACAGTAGCCACACCAGTATTATCAGTAACATCAGTTAAAGTTTCAATCAAGCTATCATCTGACTGTTTTCTCACTTCAAAAGTTACTGTTTCACCACTAACACTTGCTGGTTGTCCTTGACTTGTTAATTGAGCAGTTATAGTTGCAGTTTCTCCAGCAACTATAATGTCTTTGTCGCTTGTTATTGTGATGCCGTCGAAATCTACATCTTCTCTTAATAGGTTGCTTGGGTAATTTTTATCAATGTATAATTGGGTTGTTCCTTCTGGAATTAAAAAATACTCAAAAGAAGTACAGCCATCAATCCAAGAACTAGTATAGTTAATTATAGAATTTGCAGAATCCCAATTCAATTGAATAAAAGTCAAACCAGTACAACCGCTAAAACAACCCCATCCTAAGGTTGTTATACTATTAGGGAGATTAATAGAAGTCAAACCAGAACAATCTCTAAAACAAAACCCCTCTAAAGTTTTTAGACTATTAGGGAGATTAATAGAAGTCAAACCAGTACACTCCCTAAAACAACCCACTTTTAAGGTTGTTATACTATTAGGGAGATTAATAGAAGTCAAACCAGAACAACCGCTAAAACAACCCCCTCCTAAGGTTGTTATACTATTAGGGAGATTAATAGAAGTCAAACCAGTACAACCTTTAAAACAATCAGTTTCTAAAATTGTTATTTCACCAAGAATATTTACATCATAAACTCCACTACTCGCATAAGTATGTTCTAATCTTCCAGCAGTGTAATTTATTACAGAACCATCCCCAAAACCAACACTTAAACTATCATCACTAAAAACAAACGGAGTAGCACTTCCTGTTCTAAAACTATTACCAGTAATAGTGAATATCATATCTCCAACAGTAGCAATATTTATATTTTTAAATTCTGAAATAACCGTTTCACAAGATGCATAAACAGTATACTCTCCAATACTGCTCCAAGAATGATGTAATGTAGCAACACCATGTTCATCAGTAGTGGCAGTACCTAATAAAGTTTCGCCCTGATAAAAATTAATAACTTTACTAGCAACACCACTTCCTGCACCATCATCATATTTAGCAGTTAAAAGCACATCACTATTAGGAAATGCTTTATTAGCAACAGTTAAAACAATATTCTCAGTACCACGAATAATAAGGTCTTTGTGATTAATACGGATATTAGCATTAAAACTAACAATATTATTCATATCTAAAGTTTCAAAAGGAATATTAACATCTTCATCTTTCTTTAAAGGTATTGTTAACTCTGTAACAATTACATCATCACTATCTAAACCACTAACACCCACATCTTCAGTACTTATGATTTTCAAATCAATGAAATAGTTACTGTTAGGGAAAATGGGATTGATTAATTTCACAGTACCTACATTAGATAATGTTTCATTTGTAATTAATATTCCATTGTCTAATACTGTTGCTTCATTAAAATTAAAGACATAATCCCCATATTTTCCAGTTACTGTTGAATTAGTAATTTGAATGTTTTCATTGAATAATACGTTATCACGAAGTAATGAAACTATTGCATTAAAATCACTTACGTTTAAATTATCTTCAATATTTTTATAAGGTATCATATTTTTAATCCTCCTTTTTTAGTCCCAATTAAATGATTTACTACTGCCATTGCAAGTAAAAACAATTGAAATATTATCAAATTCAAATTTACTTATATCTAAATAAATTACACCGTTACGATTACTATACTTTGTTAATTCACTAACAACAACATCATCATTCTTTAAAACAACTTCTGCTTCCACATTATACAAACTACTACTATTAAAACCGTCATATAAATAGAAAACAAGGAAATTTTCATAATCAGTATAATAACTATAATCCAAGCTTAAAACAGGTACATTCTCATCACTAATGAAATATATTGTTGTATCTGGTTTATTTTCACAGATAATGCATTTGTTTTCAAACACTTTATCATTAGAATTAGTTGACTCTATTTTATCAACATAAAACAAAGGATATATTTTTAGAATATCCTCCATATTTTCAGTTTTAATGAAAGGATAATTGGTTAAATCTTCTATTCTGACTTTTAAATTTACTTTTACTTGTTCGTGGAATTGTTGTAGTTCGTTATGGGATATGTTTGTAAAATACATTGTTTTAATCCTCCCATTCCATTGTATTTATGGGATTCTCCAAGCCACTGTCGGCTCTTGTAACCCTTACATTTTCCTTGAATACTTTATTAACATCAGTAACCATATAACATAAGGCCCTACTTTCAGCATTAGGTACTGGGGAAGAATAAACACATGTTTCAATGTTCTTATAATAATACTTTGCAAACAAATGTGCTTGATTATTAAAAGGAGCATCGCAAAACAATGCTTTTTCATCAGACATTAAATAATCATGAGTAAGAGTATTTACTTGAGCAGATAAACCACATTTGAATAATGCTTGAGCAGAACCAATATTTTTCTGTTCAATACATAATGTTTCATCACGATAATCAATATCAAAAATACTATTCTTGATACTTGCTTCTCCATCAATCTGATACAAGAATGCAACATTGTTTTTATCCACATAATCCAAATCATTATTAAGATACTGGCAATTATCAACACTTAACTGTCCACCATGGAATATGCAGGAATGGTTATTTATAAACATTGAGTTTTGAAGTATTGTTGTGAAATCAGTATCTATAGATAAAGATTCTAAGTCAATATCGCATAGGATTACACTTCCATTGTTATTGTAATTTGTTGATATGCAATTTGTGAATTTGCAGTTTGTTGCATTTAATGTTGAGTTTAATCTTTGTATAATGCAAGGGTCACCTACATTAAACAATACTGAATCCACTCTCCAATTAACACCTTCATTTATAATAAAACTATGATTGTTTAAATCCACATTATGTTGATTTCCAATTAATTTAACATCATGATTAATAATAATATCAGATGTTAAACTAACATCACTAACCAACTCAATAACACGGCAACCATCAACAGCATTCATCTCAACAAACAAATCACTAGCAGAACTAATCTGTTTAAAAATACAATTTAACTCAAAACTATAAGTATACTCCATCACAGTATCAGTTTCATCAACATGCAAAGTCAAATTAATATTAGAATCAGTTAACTTATCAATCAAATCCAATTTAAAACTATTACTACTAAAATCAACAGGAATCTCATCCCCATTATAATAAACAGTACCAGTTTCCAAACCAGTAAAACCAGTAGGAATAGTTAAATTAACAGTATTGACCTTTGAAGCAATAACTGGTTCATTAATCAAAATAGGAACAACATTCTTAATAAATCGTGGTTTAATATAATAACTACAACCATCAAAAGTTATTTTCACAACCCCATTAAAGAAAACACCGTCATCCTCAAGAACATAATCTGATTTACCATCAACGATTGTAGATATTGCAGAATACTCTCCAAACTCAAACAACACATTACCTGTAGCAGTAGAACCATCCAACATTTGAACATTAAAAGTATGCTCCTCTTCAGAATTATAGAACAAACTTAAATTTTTCAAATCATCAGAAACCCAAGTTAATCTCTCAAAACTAAAACTAGAATAACAATTAGTCAAATACACATACAAAACAACACTTTCTTCAGAAGTAACAAAAGTAATCCTCTTATCATTTACAGAAGCATCAACATCCAAATAATTACCCTCTGAATCAGTGAAATAATAACCTCCACACCATAGATTATTCCTGACAACAAAACTAAATGTATGATCATCCTCATCAATACTATGAGAAACAATACAAAAATCATACATCACAGAATCAAACTCATCAGCACTTATCTTTGAAGTATCAATACTATGCAAAGTATTAACATCACCATACTTCAACAAATTACTATTTATATCTTCAACAGTTAAAAAACTACTCATTTAATCATCATCCTCTAACTCATCATACTCACTATCATCATTTAAACATGTAACACAACCAGTCAATTTATCAATACTGAATTGTTTACCCCGAAACTCCAAGAAAAAATCAACACCCCTATCAACAATACGATTAAAAACAATTTTAAAATCAGCATCCCATTGCTGCTCAGGAGGAAATTGCAATCTCAACTGAGAACACAATTCATCATCAGTGAAAAAAGGACTAATACTCATAATACCAACCACACAACATCATGACCCAAAATAAATTTTTTATTCAAAATATCCCTTGTTACCTCATCAGCAACTCCTAAAAAACCATCATTAGCAATATAAGGATTATCACTTGTCAACATATTATCTTGCACATCAAAATCCGTGACAAAAACATATAACTTAACATTATAAGCTTCTCTAAGAAGATTAACAGTAATCCCACCGAGACTTTCATAAATAATTCTTTTACGATAATCATCATCAGATTCATCAATTTTTCGAGTAACACCATACTCTTTTCCATGCAGATCCAAATATTTTCCTGTAGCTTCCTGTAAAAAAAATTGAGAAAAAAAATCTTCATCTTCAAAATTATCTAACCATTCACCAACAGTATTATCTAATACTTTTCTCAGTTGATTATCTGGTTGCTGTATCGATGAATTAACAGGTAATAAATCGAACATTGCTTCTCCATTTTCAGACAAAAAACATCCCCTCCAAAATTATTTAATTAACAATAGTTTGATTAATAGTTAAACTACTTAATTTTAAAACTTCATCATCATCAACATCAAGGTCCTGTAACTCTTGCTCTGTAGTATCATCAATAATCTGTACTGATTCAACATTCGCATATAACTCAAAAGTAGAGTATAAACTTCTTGCAAATAATGTTTCACCAATCCATAATCCTTCAAATTCAAAACCTAATTCGGGACTGCCTCCATCAAAAATAGCATAAGCAATATTTGAAAGTGCTTCTTCAGAGATTTCTTCACTGACTTCTAAATTTAATGTTATACTTACATCAACATAGTTAGGTTTAGCTATTTCAAATGTCTGTTTTAAAATAACATTGTTTAAATTTGTGAACTCTTCAGCCACATCCAATAATACTGTGTTAGGTGTAGGTTTAACATTCCCATTAACTAATACTTTTTGAGTATATTCAATATCAGGATTATCAGAATCAACTAATGCAATATCATGCACACCATCAACATTATTTCCTAAATCAAGATAATAAGGAACACTACCAAAATCATTATTTTGAACATGATTTAACAATCTTTTAGAATACTCCTCATCTTCTTCATAATCAGTACCACCAGCAATCTCATTTTCATTAGTAACAACTAACTCAGGAATGTTTAAAATTTCATCATCAATTAAGTTAATCGCACCCATACTACAATTTCCTTCCACACCTTCAGTAGCACATTCAACAGCAGCAACTACATTTGTCTCACCAACAGGAATAATTGCTTCATTTTGAGTATAATACTCCATACCAGTTTCTTCACATACTACAGTAGTGTTTTCAGGAATAATTATCTCTTCAGATATTGCTTCAGGAATGCTGAATGTGACAAAACCTGTTGCTTCACTTCCTAAATCTCTAGGTAAATTTATGTTTGGTTTCGCCCCATGCATATCCAAATATTCTCCTTCAGCAGTTTCAATAAATGCAATTTTTGTGGCTTCATTTTTCTCGTCCATCATCCAATAACTAATTACAGCGTATGCTTCTAATAAGTTTCGGATTTCAGAACCTTCATTAAAATCAGTTACTTTAGATTCACCTACTTCTAATTTTAAAGCATAAAAATTAATCATTTGTTCTAAAATATTCTCTCTACTTATTTCTTCACCAAGGATATTATAAAAAGATTCATCTGCTATCGCCATATTTTAATACTCCTCTATTGTTCCATTATCACTAAGTACATAATTCATATCTAACTCAGTGTCATCATCAAAAAAGACTGTTATTTTAATATCAACACCTTTTTCAATATAATTTAAATTTATTGTGAAATCTGCATATCTGGGGTCTTGTTTTAAACAATTTTGTAATTCAATACTCATAAATTTTAAAGTGGTTTCATTTTTCCGCCAGCCCAAAAATCTATGTAGTACACTACCGTACTCTAAATAAAATTCACTTAAACTTCCTAAAATAGTTTGTAAACGTTTTTTGGTTGCTTGAATTAAATTTTGTTCATCATTAACAAGTTGCATATCTCCATTTTTAAATTCTAATGAACTGTTGAAATCAGTTCCTAATTCACTAATCGCCATTTAGCTTTTCCTCCAATTTAACTGTGACAATATCTAAAACCAACAACACTCGCAGAACTACTAATTCCATGATACACATTACTATCTCCTCCACCTTTTCCAAGTGTCCTCCAATTATGAGTGTTTGTATCACCTGCTTGGTCACAATAATACCATGTACCATTAATTTTCACTCTAACATAAAAATGCCCGTATTTATGCATTATATCTGAAACGAAACCATTACATCTAAACATTGCACAAAGTGTTGCAGCACCATCACCGCAATTATGTCCTTGTTTTTTCCATGCTCCTTCAAAACCATAATCAATTATCTTATTCATACATTCATAACCGTTGTAGACATGGTTTTTATTGTAATGTTCATAAATTGCTGTTGCTCTTTTCAATTCATTTGTAGGATAATTTTTTTGTTTTAATGCAGTTTCAGTTACCTTTTTGATATAAGCTTGGTCAGATTTGTTAAAACCACTAACATTTTTTAAAGTAACTTTTTTTACTGTTGACTTAACTTTTTTCTTTGAAGTGGTTTTTTTAGTAAATGCATCATTATATGCTTTTTCAGCTGAACGTAAATCTTCACGAAATTTAGATAACATAGTTGGAAATGGATTTACTTTCAATTCCATTTTTGCTGTTTTACCATCATTTGTAATTGTGTTCTGTTCAATATACCAGCGATTTAAGACATACCCTCCAAAACGAGTGTAAGTGGAGTTTAATGCTGTAGCTATTTTATCAAAATTCGCTAATTCAAAAACATCTTCTGATAATTCAGTGAATAAAAATTGATTTGTATGCACCAGTTTTAAATTAGGATTACCTAAAGGTAAGGTTATTGTTGCAGAATATAAATCCCTTACACTTTCAACTACTGCATTAGTTGCTTCTTTTCTATCTTTAATATTAACCATTTTCCTATATCCCTCCAAAGTTTTAACATGCTTTAGGGTCTTCTCCTCCTGCTAAAAATTTAGCTGCCATTTCTTTTGCAGAATTACCATAACAAATAGGTATTTTATGTTTAGTTAACCAAGACAATGGATATTTCATACCATACCAGTGTGAATAATCATCATCATGCGCTCTTTCAAGCCATTTGTAATGTTTTCCACCTTTACGAATATCTCCACGACCGCCACGACTTATATTAGTCATTCCTATTACGTTTCTAGACTTATTTCGTTTCAATTTGTTACTAAAAGATGTGTTCAATCCTGCTTCATAGAAACAAGCTTGGTCTGCTCCACCATATACAGTGAACCACACTCCATTTTTAACATTAGCATTGCCCTCTTCATGAGCATGTGAACCCACACCAGTTACTTTAACTTTCCAGCCATTTTTTCTCAATATATTCGCAACATCATTAATGAACTTTTTATCAGTAGAATAACCACGAACATTATCAGAATTTATCCAAACTTCTTTTTTCTTGGTTTTGTAAGGATTGCCAGTTTTTGTTTTTTTACTAGATTTCTTTTTAGCAGCAGAAGATTTTGCAGTTGTTTTTTGTTCAACAGTAGTGTCCATACTTGTTTCTAAACGTCCAAAAATCGCTGCTAAATCAATACCTATTAATTCCCTACTACTAACATATGCTCCGCTTTTTGCTTTATTAGAATTATGAATCCTAACTCCAGTTATCACATTAGTAGTATCGAATGATTGAGACATTTCAGTTATTTCAGCATTAGTTAATAACAAACCAGTATTGAAAAAATCGTCTTTGTGGAATGGTTCTATATGTAATACTCCGAATTTATCAAAAAATACATCAATATATGCACCATTATAAACTAAGGCCCTTATTGCTTCAATATATGATTTTCCCCGAAATATCACAGGATTTTTATTAGTCATTGGATTGAAATTTTTAAGAACTCCACCAAATGCTTTTTCATCATATTGATATGCTGGCCTTAAACCAGATAATGCTTTAGCATATTTTTTTGCTTTAGTTTTAGAAATAGCTCCTACAAGAGGAATGCCTCCACGAGTTATTAAATGTTTTAAAATGCGATGTACTGATTTATTTTTACTAATTAATTCAAATTTACTTTGATAAAATCTACTCCAGTCCTGACATTGATATTCATATAATCCTTCAGATGGATCATAATCAATTCCAATTATCACCCCTCCGAAATCTTCATGTAATGGAGTTGTGATTAATATAGCATATGTTCCAGTAGTTAAATCAAGGTATTGTGGAGATGTGAATGTACTGGTCTTTGTTCTTAAATCAGATTCTTTTATTTGGTATTTTTTCCACACTACATTATTATAGTTTTTCCAGTCAACGATTACATCAGTTTTTGGATTATTTAATCGAGTTATTAGGAGGTATGCATTGTTTGCTGCATAATTCCCAACAACTTTTTCATTAGTTTTAACAATAGCCACCATTTTTAAAACATCCCTATTTTATGATTTTAATAAAGCATTGAATGTTGCTTTATCAACTTTACCATTTACTGGTAATATTTTGTTAATTCCTGATGTTTTAACAACAGTCGCTCCGTTAGCTGAACTGGTGGATAATTTTGTTCCAGTAGGTAAGTTAATATTTTGATTGTTTGTGTTTGTTACTAATTTACCTTGATTTACAATTAATCCACCATTCACGCCAGATTTAGTTATTGTTTTAACATGTATTTTGTTGTATTTTTTCTGGAATTTTTTAACTGCTTTGGTTGTTTCTTTTCCAAACCATCCGTCAACTTGTTTTTTAGTTAGAAACTTGTTCCTGTATAATATTGTTTGCATTAATTTAACACAAGGAACTGTTTTTTTGGTTTTACTGTATTTCAGTATTTTATAGTTACATTTTGCTAATTTGGCATTAACTTTACGTGATGCTTTTGCTTTATTTTTCTTTAAAGCTTTTAAAACATTCTTATTGTCATTTTTGTAACGGAATAAAGTTAAAGGAGTGTATGATGTGAATTCTAAATCCCAAATAGTACTGTTTTTCTTTTCCTGATTCCTTGCAGGGTTAGCACTAATAATATATTGTCCATCAGGAACATCAATCGCATCAGTAACAATCGCCAAAGGAGTCATATTAACATACCACTTATGTAAAACATCTTTAACTGGTCGTTTATTCCACATATCAGTTTTATCAATTAATACTTTCTTAGTTTGAGAATCAATAGCATACTTAATAAGCACACTAACCTTAAAAGTAATTCCACCATAACCATTATTAAAAAAATGATTTTGCCTAGATTTACCCCCACGATTCAAACTAGTAATATTAATATCCATGTCAGGTACAGTCTCAATAGCATCATCACTTAAAATCCTAAGATTCAAATAATCAGTAACATTTGCATGGTCTTTACTAACAAAATCCATTATATTCATAAAACTCATACTGTTCTCCCCGCAGTTTCATTTTCAAAACTTAATCTACGAATGACGGCATCAACAAATTTATTCATACGAGTTTCATCATCCATATCCCCATAGAGGTTAAATACAATGTCTTTACCTCTACTTTTAAGCAAAGTATTTAATTTTTCCATCATTGCATTAGCAGTAACATCATAAGATAAATCTTTAGTTAAATGATCATCTCCAAAACTATCAACAATATCTTTACCTAATACTGAAACTCCTTTCACAACATCTTTTGCTTTGTCAGGTACACGTCTACTCATTTCTGAAATTTCCCATATAAGCATTCTTTGCATTGTACCAGGAGAAGCAATACCTAATGCAGATAAAAAGTTTTTAACAGCATTCACACCGGCATCCCAAAACTTCTGAGGTAATGTAGCAGCCCATTGGCCAACAGCAGATAACATATTTTGTAATTCATTCCATAGTTTGCCAGGTAATTGGCTTATATTTGACATGAAATTATTCACACCATTTATTCCAGCATTGAGAAGATTGCTAACGAATTGTGATGCAAAAGAAATTATTTGACTAATGATTTGAATGATAACCATTGCAATTCTACCAGGTAATGTGTACCACCACACTATGAATCCTATAATTCCTGTAATGATGTTTGTTATTGTGGTTACTACAGCGTTCCATAGTAAACCTCCTAGTGTTGTAATGTAATTCCAGAATCCTTCTAATGCTGCTGTCAACCATTCGATTGCTCCAACAAGTCCAGTATAAATAAATTGTCCTAATTGAACCATACTTTGCCATAATCCATCAATTGCAGCTCTTACTTGTTCATTATTAAAATACAAATAAGCTAAAACTGCAATTAAAGCAATAATAGCCATCACAACTATCATAATAGGGTTCATACTCATTGCAATATTTAATAACCATTGACTAGCAGTCAGTACACCATTCGCTATAGCTGAAGCTATTACTTGTATTTTCTGTATTGCCCACATACCTGCAGACCGTAATGCACTTAATCCTGCTGTTAAAGCATTTTTTCCTGCTGTGAGAAATTCAAGACCTGCAGTTTTAGCTGCACCTCCTACATCAATTAATGTGCTTTTTAAAGTACCTAATTTTTGACCTAATCCTATGAAATCACCAGCATCTTTTAATGTACTCAAACCAGCACCAATTTGACCAATACCCATAAAAATATCAGTTATTGGAGATGCAAAACTTGCTAATGCAAGACTCATTCCAACAAGACCGTTAGTGCTCTCATCTAACATCATGAGGAAGTCCATTCCACCTTTTGCACCTTCTTGGAACATTCCACCAAGATTATATCTACCTCTTTCAAGCATTGCATTAAATGTTTCAAGTTTGTTGTTATATGTGTCCTGCTGACTCATTCCACCCCAATGCTCTTCATTTAATGCTTCTTGTAAAAGTTTAGCTCTTTCTTGAACTGTAGTTCCTTCTTTCAATTTATCTATATGACTTGAAAGAATAGGTGAACGCTCTAACTCAGCAGTATTTCCAGCTAACAAATAATTTGTCATATCTTGCTGTGCTTCAGTTGCAGATTTACCATAAAAACTCATTGCTGAGAAGTAATCCGCTGCTGCAACACCCATATCATTTAAAGCACCCGCAGTTAATGTTGCATCTTTTGCTACTGCTTGTGATAATAAACCTTGCATTACAGTATCATCACCAGGAAGTTTCTGTACTGCAGTATTGATATCTTCAGTTGCTTTAGCAGCTCTTTCCGCACCTACTGCATGCTCTAAAAATGCTTTATTTGTTTCTTGTTTTCCTGCAGATGTTAACAATTCACTCATTTGCTGGCCGACTTCAGATGCACCTGCTTTTAATCTGTCAAAACCTTGACCTATTTGGTCAATAGATTCCATAGCACTAATATTATTCACATCTAAATCAATACTAGTGTCATCTAACTTATCAACTTCAGATTTAGCTTGTTCTACTTTACTAGATTCCAGTTCAATTTTAAGGTCAATCTCATTTGCTTCTAACTGACGTATTTTAGAATCCAATTCATATATTTTAGCATCATCAACACCAACTTCAAGGTTTGCTTTTTCTTGTTTTAATTTTTCTATTTTAGACCTTGTTTCTTCAAGTTTTTGTGAAGCCATATCTATAGCAATTTGAATTCTTTGTTTTTTCAATTTGCCTATAGTTACTTCTAATGCTTCAACATCAGATAACTCTGTTTCAGTTGCAACTTTTACTTTAACTTCCTTTTGAGGCATATTATATCACAACCATTGGTTTTCCTTTATGTTTGTATTTCGCTATCTGGTCTGTTATTTCAAGTATTGCATGATACTGTAGTAAAGTCATATCAGATATGGATTTATTTGTGATTAGATAATTAGTATATAAATGTAATTGTGTTAAATGCTTTAATTCCCCATTTTTAATATTCAAAACCCCATTTGCTTTGTTTCAACCCCACTTATTCTTAATACTTCACGAGTAATCGCACTAACTACTCCAACAGGTAGGCTTAAAATCAAATCTTGGGTAAATGGATTATCTTCCTGTGTGAACAAGCATTTGTTTAATATTTTCACACATGTTTCAAGAGTTATTTTTTCTAAATCAATATTTCTCAATTCTTTCAATGTTAATTGTTTAATTTTTGCTTTTGCAACAGTAATATTTCCGTTTTCATCTGGGTATGATACTTTAATATTTGTTAATTTGTCTTCGCCTAAAAGGATTAAATCTTCAAGGTTTACTTCTTCTACTTCTATTTCGATTTGTTTTTCTTCTTTAGACATTCTAATAATCTCCTAAAAAAAAATTTAAAAAAAAATAATAAAAGAAAAATAGTTTATAAATTTTAAATTTCAACACCATTAACATATTCCATTAATGATTGTGCGATAAAACTAATTTCACGTGCAGTTAAATCTTCAGCACTCATAGTTCCTTCATTACTGGATAATTTCACGCCAGTGAAATGTTTTTCATCAGTGAAATTACCTTCACGATGTTTAACATCTTCAAATATAGAAACTTCCCCTTCTTCAGATTTCATCATTTTAAGTATTTTTTTAAGAGTAATAAAATCATCTACACTACGTGCTTCAATTATTGAAACATCAATAGTATAACCTCCATCACTAGAAGGAGTAGTAATAGGTTCATCAAATGTTTTTTTAACATCAGAATCTATTTCTTCTTTATCTTTAACTTCAGTAGCCCTTAATAATTGAAGTTTATAATCTCCACACTGGAGAGTTATTCTTTTATCAGCCATAATCTTATTCCACCTTGATATTTATTGATAAATTAATTTTAGTAATGACATCTGCAAACACTAATTCAACAAGTTTCACATTAACAGTTTTAGCATCTAATTTTTCAACAGTATACTTGATTGTTTCAACTAATTCTAATCTTTTACAGAATTTTGAATAAAGACTATTACATTCCATTTTGATTAAATCATGAGTTACTTTAAGATTTTTATCCCCAAGGAATTGTCTTAATGCAAAATCATTAACAATATAATCAATTACACGGCCAATGTATAAATCAAGCCCATTTGGATTTGCACTATTAACTACTTCATAAGTATTATTTAATGCATCAATTAAACGTATAACAAAGAATCCCCATCCTACTAATTTTGCTCCTAAGTCAATAGGTGTTCCATCATCTGCGGTTGCAAATGTGTATGATGTTCCAAGACTGGTAACTTCAGGCAATTCTTTTGCAGTTAAACTGTTTCCAACAGGTAATGTTGAAATAACATATGCAATATATGCTCCTGATTCAAGAAGAGATAATTCTTCCCCTTTAACTCCTAATGGTTGAGTTAAAAATGCACGGCATCCATCACCTAATTTTCCAGATGTAGTTTCATATGATGACTCATTATTCCTAGTTCCTACACCTACCCATCCGAATGGTCTTTTTGCTTTGAATCTTTTAGATCTAAATTCATCAATTGTTTCAATTATACTATCTGTTAATTCCATTGCAACAAATAATAAGTCAAAATCAATGAATTCAATTAAATCAAATGCAGATTCTATTTTTGCTTGAGTTAAATTTCTATTAACATTAATATTGTCCCCACTACCAGTTACACTGGTACAGTTTACAATTAAACATCCGCTAATGTCATTATCTCTGAATATTTGTTTTAATGCGGCGTTTCCATCATATTGAGCGTCATCACCAAATATTGCTTCTGCTTCTGTTAAAGTTGTACAGAACACAGGTTCGTTTATTGTTTCATAATCTTCAAAACAACCAATTAAACAATTAACATCTCTTATTAATGGATTTTCATTTTTTATTTTAATAATCTCGCTTGTTACGTTGATTTCTGGTATTGGATTTGTCAATTTATTGTCCTCCTTAAATAATTAATATAATATATGGGATAATTCCAATGCTCCCATTACTCCCCATTTTGTATTAATGGATTGATTCATTAATTCACTATTTAAAATCTCAGTATCTTTCACATAACCCTCTAAACATCTGAATTCTTCATTAGTAAGGAATTCTTGTATGAGATAATCATGTAATTCACAGCATTTCAAATAAGAATTATTATTAGCTCCTTTTATGTAGAATAAAATAATACTATGAACACTTTTTGGAGTAGTGTATTCAAACTCCGAATTATATTCCACGTCATTTATGTATACATCACAAACTGGTTTTTTACCGAATCCTTTAATATTATCCTCTTGGAAACCGTAGTTGACTTTGTTAAAAATTATTTTATCATTATCATCTTTCAAACCACTCAAATTATCATGCAGCCATTCTGATATTCGTGAAGCTGTTTTGAAATCTGGTGTGATGGTGTCAGACAAATCAAAAATATACTCTATATCAGTTATCATTGATATGACCTCAATGTTTTTGTTAATCCTCTGCTAAGGAAATCATTTGCAGGTATTGCTTTTCTTTTGGTTCTGTATCCCCATGGCATTTTCATGAGTTTACCACTAACTGCTTTACTACCTATTAGTACAAACCATCCATGAGGCGCTGTACCTTCGTCATAATAACCAGTTACAATACTATAATTCTTGTAAATCTGTGAAACAACACGAATACTCCTACGTAACCGTCCTTGGTCGTAAGGAGCTTCAATTTTAATATTATTCTCTAAGTTAATAGCGAATTTATTAGTGGTTTCTTCAAGGATATCGGAGTTTTGAACATATAATTCTACAAAATCTTTTATCTCACCCATTGTCTAACACCTCGCCGTCCTCTTTTTTCATTGTAAGTTTTTGCACGACGGGATTTGACACATTGGTGTTCGATTAAATCAGAGTTTTCAGCATCATTGTTTAAGTATGCTTCAATATATTCATCAAGTAATGTTTGAGCTTTTTGAAACCAGATATCATATTGTACTGGTAAGTCATCATTGCCTTGATATAAACTTAAAACAATATCTGAAGCGCTATGATAAATTGCAACAGTTTTTAATGCTTCCACAGACTCTGTTGGTATTGGCACATAGTTCCTTTTAAGGTTAGATTCAATCCATACTTTACTGTTTTGTATTGCTGTCTCGAACATTTCATCAGGAATATCATCGCTGATATCTCCAAATAAACTGTTCACTTCTTCAGTAGTACAATAGGACATCGTATATCAATCCCATTATTTTATGCATCTTCTAATGCTTTGATTCTACCTTTGATGGTAGTTGCTTTATCATCTGAACCTATTTCTTCTTCTAAAGCTTCGATTTTTCTTAATAATCTACGATTAATATCTGTTTGATTTCCTTCAAGGAAATTATAACTTTTAGCCATTTTAAATCCTCCTTTACGTTATTACGTTAATTCTAAAAAAAACTATGATTATCATACACATTATGCACCTTTCCAAGTTGCATTTATTACATATTGTATATTGGTAGCACCACTCCCTATGGAACTCACCCAAACATAAATCTTACCATCGGTGGTGACGTATCCACTTGCACACCCTGCTGGTGTTGCGTTCCAAGTAGTTACTTGAATTGCCGTTTGTGATGCAGGTTTATAATCGGAGGGTACTGAACCAATACAAGTAAATTTTCCAGATATTGCACTTGAAGCAGAATATTGACCAAAGTATTGGAGAGAAACTACTCCAGCATATTTCATTACTCTACTAACTGTGCTTTGGTGCGAAGCACTTGTCCTTGTAAGAGCCGAATCCATACCTGTTGTGGTTACTGCATTACTTCCACTTGCATCGGTTATCTTTGCCCAGTTGTATAAAGTGTTTGCACCCTTCCGAGTGAATAATTGATTATCAGCAGAGGTGCTATATGTATTACTCCAATTAAACTCGTTTTCAATTGCTGTAACATGACCTTGTTCATCATAAGTCGCTTGTAGTATTCGTTTACTAGTTGGAACGGTAATAGCATTTGAGTGTCCTAATTTACCACCACTGACTTGAATACCCTTCTCAGTATTGGATGTAAGTTTTCCAACAATCCAATCCCATATTTTTGAAAAAGGATATCTTCTATTCATAGGTGACCTTCCACCTACTATTAAATCAGATAAATAATTTGAATCAGTTGGAGTTTCATTAATAATAGTTGTATTAATATTATCCTGTTTACTTCCATCAAGAGCAGTAATTCTATCCCCATGTTCTTGTATGGCAATTTTATTGGTGGTGATTTGAGTAATATCAGTATCTAATACTAATGACTTGCCAGTTACTTTATCTACTTTTAAATCAAGTAACTCATCCACTTCTTCTTTGGTATAATAGTTTTCAAGACTTATTTCAGTAGTTCCCACATCAGTATATGAATCATTTACAAAGAACCATATATGGTATGGTGCTTCTGTACCAACATAATACATTGTTTTGTCTACTGCAACACTTGGGTCAGGTCTTGTTGTAACAATACTGACTTTAATAGTACCTTCTAATGCTCCAATTAAGTCTTTAACTTTCTTTGATGACCATACAGTTGTTGTGGAATTGATGGTGTCATCAATGATTTCTCTTGCAGCAATAGTATTAGCATCAATAGTAATGTTTTGACCTGCAGTTAGATTGTCCTGTTTTCCATTTTCAAGCGCAGTGATTCTTCTCTTAAGGGCAGTATCATCATAACTACCACCCCCACCACCTCCGCCAGATTCTTCAACTTCTTCAATATAACGTAATAACCTGCGGTTAATGTCTTTTTGATTTCCTTTAAGGAAATTATAACCTTTAACCATAAAAATCACTCCCTTTTCCTTTAAAAAAAGGAAATATTAAATGAGAAAAAGATTAAAATTTAATTTCCTTTAACAATAAGGAAACCATTACTGTTTCTCATGTTTAAGTTAGATTCAGCCCAAACGTAATTATCAACAGTTTGAGGTCTGCCAGTTTTATCTTCTTTAATGTTGATAAATGCGGTTGGTATTGGTGTGCCTTCATTGTCAGTGAGGCTAATTCCATCATCTGCTAAAGTTTGAAGTATACTGTATTCTGGGTCAGTATATTTTTCAATAACTGCACCAGGGTTATTAACATCAAAGAAAGCCATGTCCCCATCACTGATTTTATGTGATGCAATATAATTGAAGTTTGGAGTATATTCTTCTTTACGTAATGCTTGTTCGATTTTTAATTTATCAGAACGAGATACAAGAGCAGTATTAGGAACGAAACCAGTTGCATTATCATTAGCATCATATCTCATTTCATCGTCAAGAGTCATTTCGTTTTCAACAATATTGGAAGCAGATGTCCATGCTTTTAAAGTTGCAGTGGATACTCTACCACCATCTAATATTGCAGATGAATATTTATCTTCGAAGAAATCTCCCATTTTAACAGCAGATTCATTTAAGAAAGATAAAAGGTTACTATTATATTTTCCTCTTTGTTTATCACGTTCATTTGCTCTGTACATGAAACCCATAGGTAAAGTTTGTCCACCAACAGTTTGACCTTGTCCGAATTTAATTTCGTTGAAATCAATACCATTGTTAGTGTACATTGGTTCAGATACTTCAACATCACCATTAAGGTAATTAGTGAATAATCCAGTAGGATTTTGTTCTACTGGTAATAAATTTAAGAATTTTAGACTTGCATAAATTCTTTTTTGCACATATAATTCAGCATTCTGTATTTTATCCTCGAATACTGCAGGTAATCCATTAAATGCCATATTATCTTAATCCTCCTATTTTATTCCAACTACAATTTCATCATCACTAGTTTGTCCAATAAGACAAATTGAATCAGATACAGTAGTACCGCTTGAAGCGGTTTTCTTATAACCATCTTTGGTCCATTCAACATACATTCCTGCTGTAATTGCTTCACTTGCTTTCGCAGGAACAGTTCTCACATCAGTAAATGCAGATTCAACACCACATTTCCTAAGTACATCAGCAGATTTAGCTTGATTTTCAGTATAATCTTGAGTTGGATCAACATCATACTCTGGATGGTCATGTGCGAAACCCACGACTACTCCATTAGTGCCGTCTGCTTTTGCAATTAATGTGTATTCTCCATCGTCACCGATGATTGCTACTGCATCACCTTGTTTTACTGGTTTTGCTACACTTGGTTTTTTAGCATCGCCAGTTACACTTACAGTTTCGACGATTGTTACAGCGCCTTCAACTGCTTTTGCAGGGAATGTAATCCCTTTGAAGATATTTAACATATTCTTATGTCCTCCTAATATTTTTCTTAATTTTTGAAATAATTGGCTATACGTTCGGCAGTTCCATTCGGCACACTTTCTCGTTTCTTTTCAGTTTGCACGATTGGTTTTGCTTCACGGTATAAATCTAAAAATGTATCATTGTCTGTTAAGCATAATTTTTTAGCTGCTTCTTTCTGTGAAGGTAGGATTATACCTTTTTGAATGTAAGCATCTACGGTTGCTTCAGCTCTTTCTTCAACTAATTCATCAACTGTTGCTTGTAAACTTTTGATTTTTTCTGCTTGTTCGAGTTTTTCGTTTACTTCATCGTTTAAATTATCAACAGTTTCATTGACTTCTTCGTTTTTGTCTTTTAGTTCTTTGTCTTTGTCTTTTAGTTGTTTTTTGAGTTCTTCGATTTCTTTGTCTTTGTCTTGGATTGTTGTTTCGTAGTTTTCTTTTATTTTTTCGAATTTGTCCAAGTCATTGTTTTCTTCATTTCGTGGTGGGTTGTTTTGTTCTCCACCTTCGTTGTTTTTATTACCCATTTTATGCACCTCAGTTTTTTTTAAGGGATAGCCTCCGCTAACAATGGTAGCATCATCGGAAAAAAAGTAATTATAGTTTTATAGCCGTAGCTAAAAGGAATAAAAATAATATAAAAAAATATAAAAATTAATCTTCTTTGGATTCTTTAATCTTTTTTAAGAGTTCTTCAAACTCGGAGTAATGTTCAGAATCATCTAATACCATTTCATCAGTCATCTGTAAACCCTCCTTATGTAGAATCCTTTATCTTGCCATTCTTTAGTGTTGAACTCTCTTAACAATCCATCTCCAATTTCTTTATCCATGAATTTACGGAGAGAATCATTGTCAGTTTTAAGTTTGCCCTGTTTTACTAACTCTTGACCTTTCTCAGTTACTTCATTGTAAACTTTAGTATAGATAGCATCAATCTCTCTCTGGCCAAGAACTCCACTATTCAAATTTTCTTCAGCATGCACATACCATATTTCAGTAGGTGAACCGATAAGATGGTCTGCTCCTCTTTGTGAACGATAAATTTTAAGGTCTTGTTTAGATGGGAAACTACCTCCTCCCACATCTCCTTCAACAGGTGGATGGGTGTGCATACTTCCAATGTTAGTTCCTTGTTGAGTAAATGTCACACTTCCTTTTTTACCTCTAACTTCATTTCCAATGAGTTCACCAGTAGATGTATCGAATTGATACCCGTATTCGATTTTATTTTTAGAAGCTCGTTTTTTACTCCAAGATATTAAGTTATCAAAGGTTTCATCATTAATTGGAATATCATTTCTCAAAGTTTCCATTGAGTAGTTCTCTAATGGAGAAATTGAGAATGGTTCTTGTTTATCTCCCCCAGTTCTTGCTTTCTCAATCAATACCCCTTTTTCTTTTAAGGCATCCTCATATTTGGTTTTAAATAAGTCTACAAGTTTTTTATCATCTTTAAAAGTTTCTGTGTAAGATTTATAATAATTTTCAATGTCTCTATCGATTGTGCGAGTATATCTGATGTATTCTTCAGGAGTTAGGTTTTGTTTTAATTGTTCCTCCGTTGGTTCGGGTGTTGTAGTTGTTGTTGTTTGTGCAGGAGGTTTCCTTGTTAAAACATCACCCTCATTATCATCTTTAATGAAAAACATCGCATAACAACGGCAATTAGGATGTAAAGGAGGCAACATACCCACATCATCAATACTAAACTCATTCTTACCCCAATTATACCTTTCAGCACAAACTGGACAACAAGTATCACGACAATCCACCTTAAAATGAGTAGCACCCCGCTCACGGTTAATCACATAATCAGAAGCAGTAGCAGTACGTGCAATTTCAGTCCTAGCAATAACTCTAGCACGAGTATTCTTAATCTTACTAATACTATTACTGATATTATTTGCAATCTCATTCTGAGACAAATTATTATTATAACCATCACTTACAATGTCTCTGACATCTTGCTTGATATCGTCACCAACATTAGTGATCAAGTCACCGACACGATTTTCAATAGTTAATCTTGTTAATTCTTTTTGTGCAGGTCTACTGAATTTATGATTATTAGTTTCTTGGAGTATGATTTCAGTTAATTTGTCTTTATACCCAATTGCAACTAATGGATTATCCACTATCACTTCCTTATGTTTAGTAAGGAATGATTCGAGCGTATCTGATGTTTTAACACCATTTTGTAATCTTTTGATAATTTCATCAAAAGTAGTATCAGTGAGTAATATTCCTTGCTTGATTAATTTATCCTGCGATGGCATCTAAATCATCCAAAATATCCTGAGTACTAACATCATCTAATGGTGGTTGATAACCGAAATCTTCAGGAGGCATTTCTGGTTCAGTATTCACATATTCAACACCTGCTTCAGATTTAAATAATAAAGCTAATGATTCATGAACTGCACTATTATCACTATCAATAACTCCAGTATCCATTAATGGTTTAATAATTTCAAATAATTTTTTCATATCACCAGATGTGAATTTATCAAAACTAAATACTGGTGCTTTAACACCTTTACCATAATTGAATTCCACTACACGATTCACAATACTTTCTTGAATAGTGTTTGCTATTTCTTCAAGTATTCCATCAAACACCATACTACCAAATTCAAGTTGTGTTTGTGACTGTGCATATGTACCAGTTTGACTATTATCACCCATTAATAAGTTTCCAATGAACATACGGCGGAAAATCTGATTATCTTTATAAGCTAATGCATTGAAGAATATTTCACCATTATGCGATGATTCTAATACTCCAACATCCTCATCAACATTAACAGTCATACCTAAAACACCATCAGCAATATCATCAAATGCATTTAACATTTCATCACGACTGACCTCATCACGAGTTTTACCATACAATGTAGGTGAACCATTTCTTTCAGCAAAAGTCATTAACCAATCCATTAAATTTTCTTTATCCTCAACAATTGGTAAGAAATCATGTAATAAACCATTACCTTCTTTCTCATCATACAAGGAATTATAACTATATAATAAACATTTATCAATAGGAATTTCAACATCATTATCATCAACTTGCTGATGAATACTTACCAAATCACCAGTATTATCATCATAAGTAAATGGGTCTTCCTGTAATGTTTTAATATGAATTGGAACTGCATTAGTCACAACTAATTTGCCATCATCATTAACATCAAAAATTAACTCATGGACATTAAAACCCCAGAGTATAGCAGGAGTCATCTGCTTAACTAAGGTTTGAATTTCAATATCCATGGTAGTTAACATGTCCTGTATGAATTCGTACGCTTCACTGTTTTCATCATCTGTATCTGTGAGTATCCATTTTTTACTTGATAATAAGTATTTCAGTATATCAAAACCAGTACTGACTTGAGTATCACGTAATATGCTCATTCCTAATTTGTATGGGATGACTTTCCCATTGTCTTTTCTACTGAATAAACTATTATAACTTGTTAATTTATTTTTAGATGCACCTACAGTGGATGCTTTACTTTCACGTTTAAACAAACGTTTACCTATTTTTTCCAGTAATCCCATATTATCTTAATCCTTTACGTTTTCTTTTACCTGATGTTTTAACTCCATGACCTGCTTTTTGAGATAAATGATTATATGCATAAGCTAAAGCATCGATTAAATCATCGTGAGCGGCTAAAGGAAATCCTTTTAATTGCTTTAATAATAGTTCACGTTGATTATCATTTAATACAAAACGAATTTTACCTTGCATTAATGCTTGTTTAAAACCTTGCGCCCTATCAACTTTAGACCCTACCGGTTCAGATTGTTCAGTCATATAACCTGTGAAATGTTTTTTATATTGATTGTATAATTCTTTAGCAGCACCGCCTTTAGTTCCAGTCTCAATGAGTATGTGAACATTTGGATTATCTTGCTTTGCAGTACTTTTAAGAACATTCAACAAACCATCTCCGTATCTTTTCATATTAACATCAGTTACATAGTAAGTGTCATCAAGTAAACGGTACATTTTACATGATGCTGTGTAGTCATTATCTTTTCCAGGTTCATCACTACTATATGCTAAATCCCATGACCTGGCTCTGCTCGTGATTAATGGATTGGTATATTGGAATGATTCTTCAAAGATTACCCAATCTAAATCAAAGAAGTCACCAGTTTCATCTAATGGTTGGCCTTGATATTGTGCTTCAAATACTCTGTCACCAACTTCTTTTCTTCTTTCTTCAAAGAATTCTGGTGTGTATTTATTGGGCCATATGCAAGTTCCATCTTCATTTAATGCTTTTAATTCTATGAATTCATATTTTTCAGGATGGTTTTCTTTTAATCGACCTATAATATCTTGTGTATGCCATCTTGTACCTAGGACAATTAATTTACTGTGTGGTTCAAGACGTGGTATGATAATTTCTTTGAACCATTCGTATAGATCATCTAATAATTTTTGTGATGTGTCTTTGAAACCTTTGATTAAATCATCACAGATACATATGTCAACGTCAGTACCTGTGATTGTTCCACCGACACCTACGAGATTTATACTACCTAATAATTTGCCTTCACTATTTTCAAAACGAAATGAAGCTTTCGCATGTTCTGCTTTGGATAAAAAGATATCTCTTGAAGCAAGTAAGTCTTCATTATCTATGAATAATTGTCTTAATTTTGTACCGAATCTATTAGCTAATTTATCATTATAATTAACAATCAAGATATTAAACTCTGGATTCAATAATATTAACCAAAAAGGAAATGATAACGTTATTGTTGAAGATTTCGCAGTACGTGGTGGTTGAGTTACACATAAACGGTCTTTAACATCATCATCTAATATTACTCCCATTAAAGCTTCGGATAATTCATCTACATGTTCAGCAGGAATACTATTTTTAACAGTTAATGTACTGTAAACATCATAAGGAGTTAAATCTTCAATATTGGAAATATCATAAACAACATTATTCTCTGCAACTGTTTCTGAGCTCATTTAACTCACGCCGTTTCTTTTTAACACGTTCCATTAAATTAACAGTAACATCTTTATTAACATTAACTTCAACATTAGTATCTTCCTGCTTTAAAATATTAGTCTTAGCATTCACAGCACTAATACCCTGCTGACGCATCTGCAATTTTAACTTTTCAACTTTTACCTGATCACAATCAGGGTCACCAACTAATCGGTCAATGTCAATTTGAGTGTTAAATGAATCTTCAATAATTTCATCTAATTTTTCCAAATCACTTAATGATTTTTTAACTGCCTTGTTTTTTTTCCTTTTACTTTTTATTTCCTGCTTTTGTATAGCTTCTTTTTTCTTATTATATTCAATAGCAACTTCTTTAGAAATATTCAATTTATTCTTACGATAGTTGTTTATAGCAGTATGAGAAATGTGTTCATCATATTCATTTTCCAAGTAAGTAGATACGAACCTTGGAGATTTCCCCCCTAATAAAAGGTCATCTATTTTATCTCTGTGTTCGCTTCTTTCAACTGCACTTCTTGGGGGCATGATATCCATCTCATATTTTATTATTGTAAAGGTTTACAGTTGTAAAGTGTAAAGGTTGTAAAGGTTTACAGTTGTAAATGTTAAAGTTAACATATTATTAACATAGTTATATTATTAAGTATCTTAAAAAAATTAAATTAAATGTGTTAATACTAATGCTATTCCAGCTATACATACACCAAGTATACTTACACTTAAACCAATAACCCATTTAAGGGTTCTATTAGTTGTTTCAAGTGCAGTGAGTCTGTTGTTTTGGTCATTGATGATGTCTTTTAACCTGTCATCATCTCCTTTACTTGCTAGTATTATTTTATTGACACAATTTTTTATTTCATCTAGTTTTTTATCCATTCGTTCATTATCTTTTTTCAATTCATCTAGTTTTTCTTTTTTATATACTAGTTCTGCATCTAACCTTTCTATTTTTCTACTTTGACCAATTATCTGGTCTTCATGTATACAAGTGTATGAGTTAGATGTCATCTTCATTGTCTCCAGTTACATATTCCTGATTTAAAATTTCATCTTCAGGTGCAACTGGAACTTTTGCATTACCAAAAATTTTAAATGTGTTTGGGTTTTTTGCATCTATATATCCAATGATAAGGAATAGGAATGAACCAATCACTTCACTTAAAACTTTTGCATCTACATTTAAATTTAATCCTTGTGCTGCTAATGCTCCAATTACATTACCTGCAATCATCATACTTACTATTTTCACTAGTGTTGATATGTTTCCAGTATAATTTTCAGCCATAATTTTTCACCTTAATTAAATAGAGTTTTAAAAAAAAATGCTATGGGTAGGATTTGAACCTACAAAAAAATAGGGAAATATTTTTTTATACTAAATAATCCATAACAAACTAATATTATTTGTTTTAGCACCTTAGCATGAGGCAATATCGTGTTTTGTCAAATAAAGAGTAGTAGTTAAACAATTAATTTATTTTTTAAAAGAGAAAAAATTATTATGAAAACCGCAATTTTGCTGATAATATGAAGCTGCTTTTTTTTGATAAAAAAATGTTTTTGAGTAAATTCTACTAAGGTGCTAAAAGAAATAATAAATAGAGGGTTTTTTTATAAACGTATGCCATATGGTAAGTCTATTTTCTTACCTGCAACATACTGTATACTTGCAGATGTCACTAAACCGCATTTTGTGCAGTATGCTTCATCTTCATCTTCAGAAGAATATTCGACTTCCGCCCCACATTCGGGGCAGTATCGAAGAGATTCATGATTAAGAAAACTATTAATAAAATATTTCCGTGGATTTAACCATTTTTTTTCCTGTTCCTTTATCATTTTCTCAAACTTATTCTTCTTCATAATATAGTGTGAATTAGTAGGTCCACTAATGGTAATCACTTTAATTCTCCTTTGTATAAAATATTATGGTCTGTTTTTTTAGCAGTTACTGGATATATGTTTGTTTCTTGTAATATGTTTAATATTAATTTGCAGAGTATTATTTCAAATGTGTTATGGGTTAATTTGTATTTTTGAGCAACCTTATATTTTTGTATACGAATATGTGTGTTTTGATTGATTTTTGTGTAAAATATTAATGCTAAAATTATGGTTTCATTACTGGCTTTAGCATGTAATTTTTTGAAGTTTGGGTTGCGATCTATTAGGTGGTGAACATGTGATTTTTCATAATCATTTAAGACAAATGGTACTTCATTAAATAATGTGTCTGCGATTAGGTGTCTGTTTTTAATTGCTTCTTTTTGTTTTAATTGTTTGTTGTATTTTTTACTTCTTACTTCGCCTTTGACATATGTATTGTTGTATAGGTTTAGTTTGTCTTCAATCATAATGCTTCTCCTATGTTTTTGATTATGTTTTCTGCGTTTTTTTCTCCTATTCCATCAACTGTTGTTAGTTGTTCTGTGGTTAGTTTTTGCAGGTCAGTTAGTGTTTGTAGGTTTAGTGTTTCGATGATTGCTGTTGCTTTTTTTGCTGATATTCCGTAATTACAATATGCTAGCCAGTTGAATGCTGGGTTTTTATGTTTCTTTTCGAATTTTTTCACTATTGGTTTGTTTTGTAGGGATTTCTTTGCATTTATTAGCATTCGGTAGTATGCTTCGTTGATTGCTGGACTGTATGATTCTATTACTGTGGTGTATCTGTTTAGACTTGCTATTGCTCCCAAATAACCATAATATGTTACAGGTTGGTAGTGTTTGCTCATTGCTATTGCTTTTGCTCTACTGTGGTCGTCTCCATATATCATTACAAAATGGTAATTGTAGTTTTCTGCTTGATTGATTGCTTGGTTGAAGATTTTACCGTTTTGTATGCTTGATACGAAATCCACAACTGTTTTAAACTCAAATACTACTTCTTCTGTACCATCTGTGAATATGTAGTCTCCGATTGGGAGTTCGGCAATTTCAACTTCTAGTCCTTGTGATTTGTAATATTCTGTTGCGGATTTTATCCTGTCTTGTTCTCTTGAATCAATTTTCACTAGCATTGTAGTAACTCCTTGATTTTGTTTAAATCTGATTGTGCATTGCTTATATCCATTTGTAATGTAATTAGTTGTTGTTGTATTTCTTTGTAGTTTTTATCTGTGTTTATTTGTTTTTCTAGGTTGGTTATTTGTTTTTCGTAGTTTGTTAGTGTTTCGTGGAGTTTTATTGCATCGATTTTGCTGGTTAGGTTGTAACTTCTTTGATGTATGTGGTCTTTGACTAGACTTCCTTTTATTGTGAAATCGTTCATTTTATCGCCTCTACATTATCTAATATTTGTTTAAGAACACTTTTGCCAAGTGCAGTTCTCTCTGTTTCGTATGCTTCTTGTATTAAATGTTTTAACCGTTCATTCTCTTCTTTCAACCATTCATATTCACTATTTAATCCGTTGTAATGAGTTATCAATCTAGTGGCATCTATTTTTAACTGCTCATTTTCTTTTATCAGTTGATTTACATAATCAACAAATTCTTGCATGCTTTTTCTGTCATGTTTATCGCAGGCACTAAAAGTTCCATAAGTTTGTTTTTCGTCAATATTTTTAATAACAAACTCACATAGGTTACCTAAACCTATTATATGAAATTCACTCATTCCAAATCCCTCAATGTTATTTCCAACTCTCTTTTACCAAACGGTGCTATTAATTCAAATACAATACTTCTTTCGGATTCAATACTTAGTTTATTTTCACATAACATTTTAGCAAAATCCTCCCCATATTCTGTAAGAATTTCACCTAAATAATCCATAAAACTAATTCCATCCCCCATTGGTTTAATTTCAACATTAGTCATTCTTGCAACTCCTTACCGTCATATAATTCATTTAATCTCCTACAAACTTTATCGCAGATCTCTTTTTTAGGAATCGTATATTCTTCATCTTCAGGGATATCTCTGACTACATAATGACCAAATGCTGGACGATATTTGATAAAATTATTTTTATCTTGGGATATGATTTCTTCTGCATAAAAGAATGGATCAATTTTTGCACCCTCACGAATTCTTAGAATATATTCCTGGTCCATTTCTTTATCTATTAATTTATAATCCATAGGAGAATATGCCTCCTCAAATACAAATCTCTCATTTTCTTTATTCTTATCTTTAAGTTTGTCTTTGTACATATCCATTGTCATTTTAAAACTCCTTACTTTTTTCTTTTAAATAATCGATATACTGAAATATGCTATTTTTATGATAAACTTCTTCTCTTAACTTTTTCAGGCATTGCTCTTCAATAGAATATTTAATATCCTTTGTTTCTCTATATTTTGCTTGACAATACCAAATTTTAAATTGCAATAATTCACTTAAATAATCACCAATATATCCATTGTCATTTAATACTTCAACTATTTCTTCACAACTATATGCGAAACCTAAATTTTTATTATATACTACTGTATTATCTTTAAATTGTCTATCACTACTGCATCTTTCACATTCGGTTACAATAAATCTTTTTTGTCGTGGTTTCCAATAATCTGTTGTGTTTTCAATCATTCAACCACCTTTTTCACACACTCTTCAACAATACAAGGATTACAAGTACATTGAATCTCATTAGCTTCTTTGATACTATCTAAAACAAGTAATCGTAAGTCTTTAATTTCTTGCTTTAACTGCCTATTCTCATCATTTAACTCATTCAACAGTATAACTGCTTCTTCTTGTTCTATAATTTCACCATTATCACAGATGTTCGGAACACCTTCAATAAGTCCTTTCAATGTAAATCGTTTTTCAGTCATTTCTTTAACACTCCATTCAGATAATACAAATAATCTACCATCTTTTAGACTAATATAAGCATTCTCATCAATTCCATGCCCACAACAAGCATTATCAATGAAACTACAAGTAGTTAAACCTTGCAAACAGAAATCACAATCATTAACACCATTAATGTCTAATCGTGGTTTATTGCATTTAGGACAAACTTTTTTATGGTTGTAGCCAACATTACCATCTTTATCTTCCCATCTTTGTTTTTTTTCATTCCACATAAGATTATCTGATTTAACAGTCATTCTGAAACTCCTTTAAATCAGTGTTTTTACAAATCATTACTCCATCATCAAAATAAATATCATTAATTACAATAAATTCATTATTGTTATCAAATAATACCATTCTATTTCGAAGTATCTGTTTCAGTAACCATTCTTTAATCATTCTTTCACAATCTTTGAATTTACTGGTGTTTTATCCTCATTTAAGTGTTCTATTAGTAAATCAACATCACCATTACTAATTATCCAACTCCTTACTTCTTTTAAATCAACAATAGTATTCCCATCATATTTAACATATCTTTTATTTTCAGTCATTTTATATCCCTAACCTTTCTGCTTTCTCAATATTCTTTTTATTCTGTTCTTTTAAATCATCAAGATATTTTTGAAAATCATCTGAAATAGTATATCCTGTATCAATTGCAAGACTTAACTCATGCATTATCAACTGATTTGAATTATGCACTTTCGCAAATTGAAGTTTCCAAAATTTAATATCATTATCGGATTTTAACTCTCTATTTTCTTTTTTTAACTGCTCATTCTCATTTAATAAGTCAATAATCTCACTAACAGTTAAAGAATCTGCGAATACATCATAACCCTCATATTCAACTCTTTCTTCAAATTCATCTTCAGAGATTGTGTTTGAATCAAAAATATAATATGATTCTCCCCAGTCTTTTTTATAATATCGATTTTCAGTCATTCATTATCCCCTATAATCAGTAAATCTCACACCATTTCCAATGAAACGAATTGGTGAACCTTTTTTAATTGTAGTGTATACACACTCACCATCATAGTATAATTGGAATTCTTTATCTCCATGTCCTTCTTCAAGTAGTTTGCTTAATATTTCATGTAATTCTTTTATTGTTAACTCTTCAGTCATTCTTTTAACTCCATTGGATTTCCATTTTCTTTACGATATTTTAAAAAATCATAATAACACATTTCTGATATTTCAGTTGCTTTACCCATAGTTACCATATCATGATTTAAAAATTCTAATGCAGTTTCGTTTAATTTATCAGTCAATCTTTTGTTTTCAGATTTTAATTGCTCATTCTCTTTTTCAAGTAAAGCACATTTTGCTTCTAGTTCATGATTACTATCCATTAACTTATGACATACTTTATCTAAATGAGTCATTCTTTCACCAAATCTTTTATACACTTGGGATGCCTGCTTACTTCAAAAGCTAATCCACAATATTTTCCCATCATGTAATTGCTACAAGAATCTTTTTCAGCATAATAATATTCACATTCTTTATGAATATTCCCCTCATTTTCTTCTTCATTCAAACATCTTTTTAGCAGTGCATTTGCATTGTTAAATGCAATATTCAACTTCAATAATCTGTGATGTAATTTCTTAATTTCTTCTTTACATTCTTTGAATTCATCATATGATTTTTCCATTATCAATAATGCTTTGTCTTTATCATTCATTTCTAAATCAACTCTTTACTTTCTAAAAAATCAACGAGTTTCCGTCCTGCACCAACATCATCCACTCTCCTGAATTTATAAAAATAAACATAATCATCTTCTTTTAACTCAGGATAAATCATTTTAATTGAATGTATCAATAAATCACTATGATAGTATCCTTCACATTTTGCTTCATTATCAGATAATTCATTTAATTTTTTAGCATAATGCTCAGTAATGTTTAATAATAATCCTTGTTTTATTTCTGGGAAGTATGCAACTACACAATCCCCGATATTAATAGGTTTTGTGTTTTTTCTTATTGTAGATTCTTTTACTCCTTGTTTAATAGGATCATAAAATTCGGTATTGAATTTTAACACATAATCGTTTATCTTCATTTTTTTAACCTCTTTTCCATAATTCCTTTTTATCTAAATTTTCACTACTAATTTTCACAACATGATAAATCAACTGAAACTTTAACCTGCATCCACAATTACAGGTATAGGTATATTCACCAAATATTAACATCCATATTTTATGAATTAGTTTCGGCTGCCATACTCTACCACAATTGCAGTATTGATGTTCAGGATTCATTTAACACTTGCTCCTTTAACTCATAACGTTTACTATAATCCCAGTTACATTCCTTTAACAATTCAACCATCCGTTGAGCTTGTTCTTCTTTTTTAAAAGTTGCGAAATGATATTCTTTGTCTTTAATGAATTTCCGAACAGCATAATATCGATGATGCTTGTCTTTAACTATTGTATAATTTTA